AATTTATACTGTTCAATCAAAAACTCTTGTATAAGTGAATTTAGACGTTCTGGTATAATTACTATATGACATCTATCTAATATTTTATCTGTTATATTGTTTTCACAAAATTCTAAGTAGCTATCTAATTTTTCATCTTGTATATCTAATATTTCTTTTACTTTATTTACGTTATCTGACATAGTTAATACCTCAAAAGAAGCTAACTATTTGTCAGCTTCTTCTTTCTTTTTAGTAATCTTTTTTTCCTCTTTATAAGGTATGTATCCTCTTTCTTTATAGATAGTTTCATATGCTTTTTCAGTAGCATTTATAATGTGCTTATCTTTAATATATCTATTCATATATTAAGCACCTGCCTTTGGAACTACTGCACAGAAAGCCTCATCTTTAATTGGTAAGTATGCTAATCTCATTGTAGCTTTAATACCAATTAAATCTTGTTCAGCAAGTGAAATTGGTTTTCCATCTTCATCAACAGTTCCTTCTAGAGTAGCTTCTTTTAAAATTTCATACTCTAAACTATCTCTTATTCCTACTAAAGATTTATCCCAATCTGCACCAATTATTTCTGCCTTAGTTTTATCCCAAGCTCCATTTCTTGAAAATTCGATTGGTTGTGAATAAAATTCTTTTCCATTTACTCCATCAGCAAATAATTGATTTCCATTAGAATCTCTTAATTTTCTTAGAGAATTTTTAATTCCTACTTTAGCGGCAAAACCATTAACATCATATCCTGCTTCTTCTACTAATGCCATTGCATCAGATACATCTAAATCTAAAGTTCCATTTGTTCCAATTTCAATTTTATTTCCACTTGTTTCAATACATTTCATAATATTACTTGCAAATGGTGATTGTGTACCAAATATTGCAGCAGCGTCAATAGCTTTATAAAATGCTTCTGCAATACTTTCTTTTAATTCATTAAATACATCAATAGTTGTATCTTTTAATTTTTCCTTAGTCACAGGAATAATCACAGCTAACTTCTTAGCTTTTAGCTCTGGATAAATCCATCCTGCTTTTGATGTTTGGATTCTTTCTCCTTCTCCAACCCAGTAAGCTCCTGCTCCCTCTGTCATAACTGGTATTTTCTTTGTATCACTTTCCATTTGTGATACTTTTGAAAGTCTTAATATGCTAGAACCTCTAGCAATGTCTTTCATAATTTCTGTTGCTTGTTCTACAGGCACAAATCCTGTTAACTCATCTTTTAAATAACCCATTTTACATTCCTCCTTCTTTTTGGGTAAAATAAAAAGACGTTTATTTACGTCTTAAATTTTTCTTGATTGATTTTCTTTAATTATTCCAACAAAATCTGTTGCTCCAGTATTATTATTTTCATTACCACCTGCTGGAGTATAGTGGTATGGCTGTTGTCCACTTTGTTCTGTTTCTCCAAATAAATCTTTGTAAGTTTCCTTATTAGATTTTATTTGCTCTTCAATTCCAGAAACTACATTCTCGCCTTTTTCATCTAATAATATTTTAGATAAATCAAACTTTCCTAATAGTAATTCTGGATGTTTAGCTTTTTCGTTGTATAATGCATCTTTTATAGCCATCTTTTTTATCATTTCTGATTTTTCTTCGTTATGTTTATTTTCAAGATTTTTCTTCTCGTTTTCATAAGCATTTATTTTAGCCTGTAAATCTGCATTGTCTCCATTAGATTTTTTCAAATCTTTAATGGTATTATTCGCTGTTTCTAGCGATGTCTGTGTATTGTCTAAATCCGTTTTTAATTGATCGTATTTTGCTTTCGCAATAAACTCTCCGCCATTTACATTAGCAATACTTACTTTTTTGTCCTTATCGGCTTTCTCGTTATAAGAACTTACATTGTCTTTAACTTGATTATACAAGTCTGTTCCTAAAATTTCTTCTAAAAACTCCATTGGTATTTCTCCTTTTCTGTTGCTATTTCTGCAACTATATAATTTACCTTTTCAGGCATAAAAACAAGACGTATTTCTACGTCTTTAATTTTGTATGTAGGTTAGGATTTGCACCTAACATAACAACTATAACTTTACGAACTTTCTATTACTGGCATTTACTCACCTTCTGTTTATTAGACAGCTGTCGTCATCTTACGGTTAAGCGTCTACAATTACAACAGGCTTATTTTTCCTGTGTTTTACCACGTTTGTCAGCACGTGTCTATTCCGCCACTGCATACTTTATAATTTTAAAATATTAATAACTATTCATATATTCCAATTTTTTTCAGCCTTCCATTTTCCTTATCAAAAAACAACCATGCCAAAAAACAAGCATATCCTTCTACATTTTTTGTTCCTTGCTCTAAAGTCATGATATTAAAATTCTCTAAGTCATAGTCATTGCAATCTTCTTTATTAATAAAAAATTCTATTTCATTTTTCTTTAAAATTCCTTGTATTGTCTCAAAATCATTCATTATATTTCTCCTTTTGCTACTCCTTAATCTTCAATATCTGGATTTTCATCCCAAAAACTTGTATCGTATTCTTTATTATTTTTAATGCATTCATTCAATTCTTTTAATAATTCTTGTTTAGTTCCCTCAAATTGTGCAAGAGGAAAACCTTCTGGAAATATTTCTTCATACTCATCTAATTTTTGTTCTACTTCTTTGTCTAAAATATCATAATACATATAGTAACCTCCTAATAAGATTATTGAACTCTTTAAAAGTATTTGGTAAGTATTCTTGGAACAGTTCTAATTGTTTTATATCATTATTCCCTGCCATTGTAAACATTTGTGCAAATATTTCTTTTTCCAGTTTGCCTGCCTTTTTCCAATATTTCTTTTCATGTTTATATCTACCTACTACTTTATTATTTGTCATGCCTCCTACTATATCGCTTAATTCTCTATAGCTACTATTATTCTTTATCAGCGTTTTGTATATATCTTGATGTTTTAAAACATTATTTTTATCTAATTGTATTGCTTTTATAAAAGAATCAGTAGATGATAGCCATTTATTATTGTAATCTACAGCATGTCCAATTTCATGTATCAAAGTACGCTTATCATAATTTTCTTTTAAAACTATATTTCCTTTTCTATGATATGCTTTGTTGCCACCTAATTTTATTGATTGTATATTTGTATTCAATGCTATGTTTCTTATATTATCATTTTTAAATGATTTATTGATGATTCTTACTTTTTGTTCTGTAATATCTTTATATTGAATTTTTTGTCTTTTATTGAATAAGTTATCTATGATTCCTTCTTCTTTTTCTACATATTTATTATACCACTCATGATATGTCATGTCTTGTGGAACTAATATGCTATTTCCATTTTCATCTCTTGCTCGTCTTTGTAGTCCTTCTATTACATCATCATCAAATACTGCTACTGTTGTGCATCTATCAAAACTATGAACGGGTGGACAATTCTTTCCGTGGCTTTTTGTCTTTCACATTAAATACTTTATTGTCTAATTTTGCACAATGCTTACACGTTCTTTTATCTAACGTTGCAATAAATCTATATTTCTCGATGTCTAGTTCTTCATAGGCTAACATTTCGCTTTCGTTTGCAAAATGATTTACTTCTGTTCTTACAAGCCTTGTTGCATTAAATAATCCTACATTCATATATTCTGATAATTCTTTACTTATCTTTGCTATCGATTTGCCACTCATATTATCTGCAGTAAATTGCGTTTTCATATAATTAGACAGTTTTTGTTGATTATTCCATATTCTTTTTGAAAAGTTAGATGCTGTAGCTAATGGGTTTGGTACCCAATTTTCATTAAGCATTAGGTTTATTGTCCTATTGTCTATCTGTGCAAAACTAAAACCTAATCCAGTTCCTTTTTGTATATCGTATATGTTGTGATAATAGCCTTCTTTTATTGTGTCTACATATCTTATTTTAGTTATATCTTGTTCGATTTCTGCTAGCTTGTTTATTTCTAAATCTATGTTTTGCTGTAATGCTTGATAGCGACTAATTCTGTACGAATATGCTGGTGCATTGTATTTTGCAAGCAATTTCTTTTTTATGTTTTCATTTGTTATGTCATTGTTGATTACTTCTAGTAGATTCTTATAATATTGTTCGCTTTCTCTTTTATTTAACAATTGTATTAATGTCTGCTTATCTAAAGCTGTATCTTTAGCAAAATTTTTAAATATATTGCTTATTTCTTTGTTAATATTTTTCGTTGCTTGTTCATAAGCTTTAATTAATGAATTTATTGTATCTTCTGTTCCTTTTTCAAGTCTTTTCATCAATTCTGTGCTTCTACCGTTCCCAATAGCCTTGTGGTTTTCTTGCCATCTAAACCACCTCTAATCGTTTATAAGTTTTCTTCCGACATATTGGACAGTAGTTTATTGATATTTCGTTTAAAAGTACTCCAAAATTTTTATCGTTTTTATTACCTATTATTTGTAACGTACATTTTATATCATTTGCTGCTACTCTATACCCATTTATCGCTTTTCCTCTATCTTGACAACAATAGCATTTGTTTTTATTCTTTGTTTTCTTCTTTAATAATTTTTGAAACATGTTTTATTCTTCCTCCTCTTCGTTATGATTATTGTCAAATCCACCTGCATTTACAAATATCTCTTGTTGTCTTTTTTGTGCTTCTTCTTTTTGTGTTTTTAATTTCTTCAGTTCTTCTTCTGGATTTTCTACCCAAGGATGATTTTTTGCTATTGTCTCATCTGATATTGTCTCGTTTGCTTTGCTTTCATTTGCTATTTGTGCATTTTCTAAATCGTTACTTATCATATTTCTTGTCCATGTTTGTGTTATTGTTTTTGTTTTCCAGTCTGCAATATTCAAAAACTTCATTATTGCTCTAATCAACTTATTAAATCCTTTTTCAAATTCTATCTGTGTTAGTCCCGCTTTTAATTCTAACTTTCTATAAAAGAATTTTAATGCTACACCACTTGCGTTTCCAAAATCTTCATTGTCTTGTTGCAGAGCTTGTCCACTTTCATATATTTGTTTTTTCAAAATCTCTAGTATACTGTTTCTCGCCTCTACTGGTATTTCAATAGATAATGTTTTTAGTCCTCCGTTTGTTCTGCCATCAGCCCCTGTTTCTGTTTTTACTGTTTTAAATCTTTTAAGTTGTCCTAGAAATTCTTTTAAATCTTCTCCACCATAATTTTCGAGTATATATATAAGCTGTTGTATATCTTCTAAATCGTTAGCATATCCACTCATTACTTTGTCATGTATGTCTATTAAGTCTTTATACTTTTTTAAGTCGCTTATCATATTTCTATTATTTTTGAACTCAATAAAAGGCACTTCTCCTAAGCTATGCTCAAATGCTTCGTATTCTTCTGGCATGTATGTAAGTCCTGTTCCTGACAAATTACCTTTGAATTTATACTTTTCGCAATGTTTATTATCCCAAAATTCAAAGGTAACATAAGTTTTTATATTATATCTCTCATCTTCCTCAACTACTTCATAATACCTATAAAAACCTATTAATTTCTTTTTTAATTTTCCATCAAACTTAGGTATACATTGCTCTGTTTCTACTGTTGCATATTGAAAAATATTCTCATCGCTGTCTATCCAATAATGCAGCCATCCAACCTTATTGTTTGTTGCATTAGTACACAGGTAAGCACTTTCGCTTTTAAAGTCATCTCCTAAAGCTTCTGTTATTTTTTTATTAGTATCTTCATCTCCCACATCAAATAAAACAGGATTTGTAAACATATATGCAACTTTTTCATCTGTAATAAGTTGATGAAAATTATGTGATACTCTATTGTCTGCATTTCTCAAAGGGTCTGTATCTGCTGGCAATATCCCTGTAGTTTTTATCATATTGTCATTTTCATAGTATTTTTTCTCTATTGCTATTTGCCTTCTTCGTTCATAGTCTTGAGTTATTATTCTTTTTATTTTATTTATGTCCATAATTACACCTCTACTTTAATATTGACAAGCCGCCTTGCTTTGGCTCATATAAAGAAAGAACTAAACCATCTCCGTCTATCTGGAGAAGTTAGTCCTCGTTTTTTCATCTCTTCTTTTCTTTCTAGCTCAATTTTCCCATCGCTATTTATTCTATATTTTCTGTTACTTAATTGAGTAATTTGCTTATCATCATATATTAGCTCTATTTCATTTCTTTTTAGCTTTTCTCTTAGTAACCCCCACATCAAACCTGTGCTATTGCTAAACTCGACTGGTTCTTCTTTTTTATTTTTTCCTCCTACTCCTCCAAAATGGCATTCATATAATTTAACTGTTATCCATCCTTTTTGCTGTTTTATTTCTTTCAATCTGTCATATACTCCAACCCCTAAGCCATCACAGTCTATTTTTATGTGAATTGGTATTCCTACATGTTTTGTTCTTAGCTGTTCTACTATTTGTACTATTCTTCCTGTAACTTGCATTGTGTCGTTATGATGTAGCACATTAAGCGGTTGTTGATAAGTTTTATCAAATAATATGTTTATAATCGACTCATCGTCACCATATCTTGCAACATCTACTCCTATGTCTATTCTGTTAGTTGGATAATTTCTTGTAGGTGTTCTTTTGCTGCAATTTTCCACCCAATCTAATTGTATAAAACTATCTGGCATTGCTTTTGGAAATTCTCCAGCAACACGCACTCTATATACATCACTGTCTAAACCGTACATGTCGATAATCATTTGTATATAGTCTTTTGATACTCTTTTTGAGTTTTCTCCTGACACTTTAAATGTACTGTAGATACTTCTGTTTTTGTTATGACTATCAAAAAAGAAACCACTCAATTGAGTTGGGTTTCCGCACATTATTAATTTTGCATCTTGTGTTGATAAAGAACCTAACACAGGTTCAAATACTACATCTTTTACTCCGTGATGCCTCGTCTATAATATACAGTAAGTGGTCTGCATGAAAGCCGCTGTAAGGCGTCTGGCTGTGTTGCTGTTCTTGGTACTGCAAACCAGTTTTCTGGATTAGACTTCATGTAAAGTTTTTCTTGAGTCCATTCTATTTCACTTTGTATTGCTGGTGTACGCCATTTTGCTACCTCTGCCCACAAAATATCGTGCAATTGGTGCTTTGTTGGTGCTGTACAAGGTATTTTAGGAAATGGTCTTGTACACATAAACCAATAAATTAACCAACTTTGTAGTGCTGATTTTCCTATTCCATGTCCAGAGCGAACAGAAGTTAATTGATTTTCTGCTACACTTTCTAAAATCTCACCTTGAATATCGTCTGGTGTTACTCCTATAATATCTTTTACAAATTCTACTGGTCTATCTTTATAATATAATATTGCTTCTGTAGATAACATTATTTATCGCCTGCTTTCTGTTCATAGGCTTTTTGTATTGTTTCTGCAAGTGACATTCCATTGTTTGTTACATCAACATCTTGCTTATTTCTCCATTGTTTTGGCTTTCTATTATTTAACCAATATATTTGTGCTGTTGTGTCTGGCGAAACCTGTTTTGTTACTTCTTTACTTATTATCATTTCGTATTGACCTGTTTTAGGATTTAGTGTTTTTTCTTTAGTTATTTCAGTATATTCATATCCTAACGCTCTTTTGAGTAAAGCATTTTCTACTTCATAATCAACAACTTCCTTGCCTTTTTTTAGGTGTTCCAAAAGTTCCGAATGTTCTTTACACATTCTATAAAAAGTAGTTTTTCCAATCCCCAAATTATTCGCAATTTGTTCATCTGTCAATCCATCTCTTGCCCAGCCTTCTACTAATACTAATTTATCTCTAACTTGTTCCCATTTTGACTTTGCCACTCACCTCACCTCGTATTTTTCTGTCTATATTCTTCTTTAAAACAACTTTCTTTGTATTTGCAATTATCACATTTGCGTTTCATGCATTCTTTAAAATTTATATCTTTCTTCATTTGCACCACAAAAAATAGCAGAAGTTCGTTAAAACTCTGCTATTTTTCCTCTATTCATTTTTCACTACTAACATTTTAGCACACTTTTATTATTAAAAAAGGTCAAAATTAGGTCAACTTTTTTAATTCTTTATCAACAGTATATATTAATTCTCTTTTTCTTCTCTTGTAAGTTTCTTCACTTATATTCAGATTGTGTATAATATCCCATTTATGCTCACTTTTTCTATATTCATGCTCAAATATGTATTTACCAATTTCATCTATTAACTCTAATGTTTGCACTACTGCCTTATATTCTTTTAATGATTTTTGCAACTCTTTATCTTCTTGCAATTTTATATATTGATTGTAATCGCAAGGTATCCCGTGAATTCGCTCGCCCACGACGTACGCCTCCTTCTTATCCTTGCTCACCACCATTTCGCAGAAATAGTTGCGTTCAAATGGATTCATCAGGCGATACAGATCACCCTTTAATATCAGCTCGTCCGTGCGCTTATATCTCTCCACCTGCTTTTTCGTAAGCGCCTTTTCTTCCTCCGTCATTTTCGACAGGTCAAGTTCATATCCGAACGCGCCAAGGCTTGCCACGTTTCCTCGCGTTTCGAACGGCGTTGTTCTCTGCGTCTGATGGTTGGGACAAACCGATACGTGACAGCTCATACTCGAAAGCGGATAGCACAACGACGTCCCCCATTGAATCTTCGTGCGCTCGTATCCGTCCGTATCGTCGCTCGTCCAGATCTGCGGAAAGTAGTACAGCATACCCGCATCAAACCTGCCTCCTCCGCCGCTGCAGCCCTCG